TTGTTAAGGATCTCTCCCCATGTATTAGCATTGTCTCCATCACCCTGTTTGGTTAGACGTATATTAGTTGTATAGGTACTTGCCATTTATCTTACTCCTACTTTTTTCTGCCTTTTCCTTTATTACTCCAAGACCACCAGTAAAATATATACATGCTAGTCCAGCAGCATTTTCCATTATAATTACAAAGCTATTAACTTCATTTATAAAGACTTTAACAATATTAGACTGACTTATCATTCCAGTAAATACTAAATCTTTATCATTAAATATTTTCTTCATCTCTTTTGAGCTAGCACAGGATACAGTACTAACTAAGTTTAATTCTGTGACAGTCCCTCTTTCTTTTTCTTTAGATAAAGCAGGAAAAGATATTAAAATAAATAAAAGACTTAAGATAATTTTTTTATACATTACTCTTCCAACTCAGGCCAATCAAATAAGATACCAGACTTTTTACCATCTTTATCCCAAGATAAGAACAAAGCTTTAAATGCAGCCATATCACTAGCATCATCTATAGCCTTCTCCATTTCAGTAGCCTTAGTTCTGATGGCTGCTCTATAGGTTGCTATCTTAGTAGGTACAGCTACGCCTGTGTCAGCTTTGCGAACTACAGCCCAATCTGTTTGAGCTAGTAAACCTCCTTGTTGTGACTTAACAATAAGTTTCTCTTTACTTTTTAACCCTAAGACTAAATCATCACCTGAACCAGTATCATCTAATTTTTTATCTGTAATATTAGATATACCTTCAAGACCTTTATCTATCCAGTTATGAAACTTTCCATCTGGTTTAGCATCAAGAGTAATCTCTTCTATGTTCATAGATGCTTTGTGATCATCACTCCAGATATTCCAGTTCCTTGGATGTAGAACACCGTTAGCATCTCTCCATCCCTTTCCCGGTTTAATCTCTGTAGTTTTGTTGTATAAAAACATTTGTTTCTCCTGTATCCTATTTCTTCATGTTAGATATAATTATATAAAAAGTAGCAGAAATACCAGCAATAACAAGGATAGTACTTCCTATAATTTCTAAAGCTTTGTACCATTTTTGTACTACTTTATTCTTTTGTATTCTTTGTTTCTTTAATTCTTCCTTATGCTTTTCTATTCTATGTGCATGTTCTAGAAGTATATCATCCCAAGTAGCTCCACCAAATCTACGATTAACCATTCTTCTAACTTTAAGAACTTGTTCTTCAGCTAGTTTTTCTTCTATTGTTTCTTTAGCTATAGCTCCTATTGAAAGTTTATCAGCAGTAGATCCTAAAGTTTTACCTAGAAATTTATCCCACTTACTAGCCAAGGGATGTGCTTGTTTCTTTACTTCTTCTTTACCTTTAAAGAGATTGTCTATATCATTTGCAATCTCTGAGATATCTTTGGCTGTTCCTATTGCACTCTTAATTCCTTTGACTGTGCTATTAATAAGAGCCAATCCTGCAAGTGTTTCTGCCACCACCATGACATTTATCTATCTTCCAGCTATGATACGGCCATCGGTATCAATGATGGGTGTTCCAATTGCCATGTATACATACGTTTCAGCTACATTAGGATCAGTTGCTATCCTCATTTTTAAACCACCTGTTACGATATCAAGATTGTCAGCAGTTGCTTCTGCCGTAGTAAGATTTGCCCATAACTGAGCATTTTCTACATTGTAACCAAGTCTTTTATTATCATAGATATACCAATCTGAAGTACTATCCATAGATTTCATCATTGCCCATACGGGCTGGATAGGGACACCAAGACTGTTCAATGTTGGAATAAAGGAGCCATTAGCATTTCCATTGCCCTCATAACTGCTGAATGATGTGAACTGGCTAGGTGCAAAACAATAAGCAACAAAGTTTACGCTACTTCCATTTACTGCTGTATCAGTACCTAATGAAAAAACTGACGAAGTAGGTGCTGTATTATTCCATACAGTAGAAGTAGATGCTCCTCCAGAATTACCATTCCAATAGAATGTATAACCTGTTCCTCTATCTATGTGATAGACATACCAGTGATTTCCTCCATCCATTCCTTTCACAAAAACCATCTCAGGAACAACACCAAGACCATGACCAACAGTGGCATTTGCACCTGTTCCAACAAATTGAGACATACTCAATCCCAAAGTTGTATCCACTAATGTTGCAACAGTATTAATGCTTCCATCTTCGTTTGATGCTCCACTGCCAGTAGCCTCCATCATAAAATTCCAGAGAACATAGCTTTCATTTGCTGTATTGACTTGGACATCATTACCAACCTGAACACCACCAGCTAGAAAACTTTGAAGTGTTTCTACGTTTGTAACTTGATTGGCAGAACCAATATGTAAATCATTAGTCACTCCACGGATACGGTCAAAGAGCATATGCTCATCAGTAGAATCACGGTTCTTGATCCAAGAGAAAGCAGATATGAATTGATCTGAGGATGTTAAAGCATCTTGAGTTAATGCGCTAAATCCAGTAGGAGCAGAACCTGTCCAATCTCCAGAAGCAAATCTGTATGTACCACTCACACTTGTACTATTAGTTGATATAGCTGGATTAAATGCTCCACTTAAACTAGCAAATGCTGAACTAGATGTTGTTCCTGCTTCAATCTCAGTTTTTACAGTTGCAGAACTATCTGTTCCATCACCATCAATCCAGCTATCAGCTTTTGAAAACCAAATGGCTCCATTATCAAGATCAAGCGCAACCCCTATAACATCACCAGCACTTATAGCTCCTGCATTACCATAAGCCGCAAACAAACCAGTAGCATCTACTGTTGAAACTCTTTTATTACTTTGCTCATATCCATACGGATCAGCCGAACCTGCTACACGGGCTGGACTATTCCACCAACTATCACCAGAAGATAGTGGTTTATTTGCTTCAAGTATACCAGTAGCCCATGAGCTTGTTGCAACTGTATCTGCTACAACTTCCCAATACCATTTACCAGAATATACAGGGATGGTTGTTCTAGTTTCATCCCATCCAGTAATACCAACAACCTTTGTATTACCAATAGAGATTGTACCTCCTGTACTATCACTAGGATTAAGTACAGATAAATTTGTAGTTGGTGAGTCTGTTACTTGAACTACTGTGTTTACATTCGTCCAATCATTAGAACCAGCTTGATCTTCACCTAAATCACTTGCATTTGAATAATCCAGATAGAAACCATTCGTACCATAAGTCAATCCAGTTACAGATTTAGGTATCCATCTGTTTGTACTTGTATCTGTCTGACCAAAACTAGTAGGTGTTAAAGCCAGCCCATCAATGAATACTGTTTCAGCTAAGTATCCATCCATATTTTGCTCGTCAGTTTCCGTATTATAAATTGCACCTATCAACATCTCATTCGCAGAGTTCCACCCACTAGCATAATTTTGGGCTGGATATACTTCTGCGGCAAGGTTTTCTATTTGAACACCATCAACATATAGAGCAATACCACTAGCAGATGGAGTTGAAGCTGTTGAATCATACTTCAAAACAACATGCATCCATTGAGAGGGGTCTTCATAAAGTTGTGTAGTCTGCAATTTCATATGAACAGTATTTGGGCCATTCCAAGAATCTCCTGTACCCAACTGCCAATACAGGTTATTAGCCGCACCAAACCCAAAAGTCATATTTTTCCCACCATCATTTGTACCAATAAAATAGCAAGATATTCCAAGTTTGCCTCGTTTTACCCATGTAGAAATTGTCCATGTAACTAGACTGCCAGCACCAGCAGGTGTTCTTGTAAAATGTTCAGCATTTTCTTCAAGAAACAAAGCACCATTACCTACCGTAAAAGCATTACCAAACGGCTGGAACTGGCCTACTCTTTGACCAGCACCATTGCCTTCATAGAGTATTGTGTCGAAATATTTGGTTGTGTCTGAGGCTGTGCGGGTTGTTTCTGCGGCTATGTTGGTTGTATTGAGTGCTTTAAAACCAGTTGGGGCTGTCCTTGCAAATTCATCTTCTTCAAAATTTACAGTAAACTTCTGTCCTGAATTTCCTGCAATACCAGCAAAAGGAAATAATGGTAATGCTCTGTCTGCCACACTGAGGGTAACTGTTGGGTCTGTGCCAGCAGAAGGATCTCCAGCAGTGGCTGTTCCGTCACCACTAAACCATTTCTCTGCTGTCGCACTAGCATCGTAGTATCCTAGAAATAACTTTCCAGTGTCACTGTCGTAAGCAACTTGGAATATATCACCAATTTGAGAAAAAGCCTGAGTAGTATTTATGTTTGAACCATCTCCTAGAATAATTTGAATTGGATCAGTCATATATATATTCCATGAGTTACTCTCTGTAGTTGGATTAGACATTCCTGCACGTATTAATGATCCTAGTGCAATTCCTATATATCCATCATCGTAGGCATCAGCCCAAGTGTCCCAACTAACATCAAAATACCACTTCCCAGAATTAGGTGGGATTGCTAAAGTTGCACATGTCATTTCATTAACTGCACCATTTGCGGCAATGGTTCGATTTCCATTACTGTATGCGACATTCCCATTCGTTGCATATAACGGAGTAAGTAAAGCACTGGAGTTTGTTGGGGTATGAGTGCTAGCCGTGACAGTATTGGTGTTAGTGAAATTATTCCCATTACCACTGGCATCAGTCTGGGCATTAGTGACATTATCCAGATAGAACCCCTCATCGCCAAAAGTAAGGGCTTTCATAGCAGTATTTGACTTCGGTGTTACATATAAACCATCAGCAGATACATCTACAAAATCTGTTGCATCCGTGACAACTTGACCATCCAGCAGAAAGCATTCTGCCATATAACCATCAAAATACCCTGTGCCTTCTGGGGCTGACCCCCAAGCCTGCCTTGCACCACTGTCTACTATCGTGAAGACATCATCTTGCGCTATAGTGTCCGTTCCTTTAGTCCAAGCCGTGATTTCTTCGTTATTAAGGAAGAACTTGAATACTGGAATTGATGGGGTTGTATCCACCGTAAGACACCAATGATACCATGCCTGATCCCGTATAAGCTGTGTGGTAGTCCAAATCATTGTGGCTACATCGGAAGCATCTTCGATGAGAAGTTTGATTGCATCAGGGGTAGTGTTGTCAATTAAGATCATTCCACGGTCAGTGTTTGTCGTGCCATTATCCCATTGAAAAATACGACAGTCGGAACCCGAACCAACTTTTGTCTTATAGAACCAACCACCAAGAGTAAAAGTTTTACGACTTGTTCCAGCACCAGTTAGTGTTCTTACTAAAAACTCAGAATTTCCATCGACATATAAAGCAGAGTTCTCTACTGATACTAAAGAAGTTCCACTTGCTGCATCTGCTGCCATTAATAAATTATTTTGAAACATTAACTATATTCCTGTGATAAGATTGCTTGAATGTTTTCACCTGTGTTGTCACTAGATATAGATGCTACTATATAATCTAGTCTGTCTACTGCTCCACTAGAAGTAGAGAAAGTAGGATCAGATCCAGCAGGAAACTTCCAACATGCGTTATAAGATATTGTTCCACTGCCACCTGACTGTACAAAGAAGATACTTCCTACTTGTCCTACGACTGCACCAGTAGGTCTTGCCAATGTATGAGCAGCAGTTACTGTTGTTAAGAAGTTCTGCGCTCCACCAAATCCAAAGGATACACTAGTTACACCATTGATAGCTGTTGTATGTACGTTAGCTGCTGCTGACTTAGTTAAGTAGAATGTACCTGCTGTAGATACATTACCACTGATTCTTACTGTTCCTAAGAAACCTGCATTACCTGCAACAGTTACTGTGCTTAGTAAGTTAGTAGCACCACCCACACTGAGAGTAGAAGCTAGACTAACAGCACCACCAACTGTGACTGTACCCAGTAAATTAGTATTGCCAGAGACTGATACGTCATCTTTGAATGTAGCTGCTCCGACTATTGTAACTGTGCTTGCAAAGTTAGCTGCTCCACCTACTGAGACTGTACTCTGAAGATGAGCAGCCCCAATTACAGTTACTGTACTCTTTAATACTGCTGCTCCTTCAATAGATGTAGCTCCTGCTACTCTGACTGTGCTTAGAAATCCTGCTGCACCAGTTATTGTGGCTGTACTTAATAAATTAGTAGCACCACCTACACTGAGGGTAGAAGCTAGGCTGACTGCTCCACCAACTGTGACAGTTCCTAATAAGTTTGTATTACCTGATACAGATACATCATCCTTGAATGTCCCTGCTCCAACCACTGTGACAGTAGAAGCAAATAATGCTGCTCCTCCTACAGATACTGTACTCTGAAGGTGTGCTGCTCCTACGACTGTGACTGTTGATCCGAAGTTAGCTGCACCACCTACTGTGACTGCACTCTTAAGGGCTGTATTACCTACTACAGTGACAGTAGAAGCAAACGTAGCTGCTCCACCAATAGATGCTGTGCTTTGTAAGTGAGCAGCCCCTACGACTGTTACAGTAGAATTAAAAGTACCTGCACCTGCTACAGAGAGTGTACTCTGAAGATGTGTAGCTCCTCCTACGGTTACAGTAGAGTTTAATCCTACTGCTCCGACTACTGATAGTGTGCCACCTATGGAAGCATTATGGGTTACTCTGAGAGTTGATACTGATACATCACCTGATGTTGGTACATTTGTTAAGTTAGAGCCATCACCGTAGAATGCTGAAGCACATACTTTAGCATTAGCTGCTTGTAGATTAGCACCACTGATTGTGACTGTGCCACCTATAACTATATTACCACTAACTGATACGTCATCTTTAAATGTTCCTGCACCTACAACTGTTACTGTAGATGCAAAGGTAGCCGCACCTCCAACTGAAACTGTGCTTTGTAGATGTGCTGCACCTACGACTGTGACTGTACTTTTAAGTAATGCTGCTCCCTCTATTGAGGTTGCACCTGCTACTCTTAAAGTTGATCCAAAACCTGCTGCACCTGCTATGGTAGCTGTGCTGAGAAGGTTGACTGCTCCTCCTACAGAGAGTGAGGATGCTAGACTTACTGCTCCTCCTACTGTGACTGTACCTAGTAATCTTGTATTACCACTGACTGAGACATCATCCTTGAATGTGACTGCACCTACAGCAGCAAAAGTACCACTAACTGATACATTACCACCTGCATGGATATATCCTGATACAGATATGTTGGTAGCAATTCCTAATTCAGCTTCAACATTACTGAGATTAGATCCATCACCATAGAAGTAACTTGCTGTTACATTACCATTTACATTAACATTAGCACTGACTGAGACATTACTATTGAATACTGCTGTACCCCCTACGGATACATTACCTGCTACATCTAATTTACCAGAGACAGATACATCATCTTTAAATTCTGCTTTACCTGTGATTGTTCCTGTACCTGCTACTGCAAGAGTACCACCAAGAGAAGTATTACCTTCTACTGATACATTACCTTTAACTCCTAGAACACCACTGACTGATACGTCATCTTTGAAAGTACCTTTACCTACGACTGTAACAGTTGAACTAAATGTAGCTGCTCCAGTATTAATTAAGGTTCCACCTATGGAAGCATTTGTTGCAACATTAAGATCTCCACTGACTGAGACATCAGCTTCAAAGATTGCATTACCTGTAACTGTGACTGCACCATTTATGTAAGCATTCCCTACTGAGATACTTCCCCCAATAGAAGCTGTTATTCCTGAAAGGTTTGATCCATCTCCAAAGTATGCTGAAGCACATACTTTATCTGCTACAGAAAGATTACCTGATACTCCAATATTACCATCAATGTGGACTTTATTAGTTGCTATCTTAATAGCTGTCTGTGTTCCATCTGCTGTCTGTACACCTACTAATGAAGTAGTAACACCTGTACCTGTGGTACTTGCATTAACAGTCAGTATAGATCTGTATGTATTAGATATAAGTTTACCATTAAAATCTGTCATATTCCGTCCCACGTTCTATTTGCAAGTTGCCAATTTGTATTACCTATAATCTGAGCTAAACTCTGAGGATCAATCGTAATCCATGCTGCATATTCATCCCATGTTATTCCTCTGCCACCTGTATCAGGTCTTGGATTTCTAACTCTAGGATTATCCTTCACATTAGGTACTTTGTTTAGTGGACTATTCTTTAAATCATATTGTCCTTCAAAGTCTTCAGGGCAAACTAGAAGACCATAACTATTCATTCTCATAACCCTATGTGGATACGTAAACCCACAAGTGTCACACATTGCTAGTGTTTTACTGTTTACTGCCATCAGCTATAAAATGCTAGACGAGGCAAGAGATATAGAGAAGCACGTTCTCTGTCTTCTTCCATTGCTCGAAATAACATATCCTCGTAATTCTGTTTAAGCATTGATATCCTTGTATCTGCAACCAGTGGACGCTTCATAGACATATAGTAAGCTAGTCCACAAGTCAAAGGGGGTAGAAACCTTTTAGGTAGATCAGCATTCTGATCAGCAGACCTATTAACATCCTGTAGTTCGCTGACTATTTCTAACTTTAGAGTATCAGTAGAGTTCTCTGGTATAGGCCAGAGAGATAAGACAGGGTTATCCCTGCCTCTCCTAATGCTATACTGAGTAGGTCTGCCTGTCTGAGTAGGTGCTGGAATGATAAGATATTCTTCTGGGCTAATTCTGGTAAGCTGTATGTCTGAATCACTTCTTCGTAAGACTACTTCAAGAGCATTAATTGTGCTGCTACTTAAGTCATAAGAAGTCACACTTGTAGATAGTGTTATGCTGCTTGTATTAGTTGTCCATAGAAGTATACCTCTGTTCTGCCAATCCTTAAGCATGAGATTAATAGAACGTCTGGCAGAAGCAGGTTCATGGCCTAGAGTATCCTCTCCACCAATCATCTCACTTGCTTCTTGAATTACTTCATCTATATCTAAGTTGAAGTTATATGTTCCTGATACTGCCATATTAAACTCCTAATCTCCCATAAGTATTCTTGTATTTTAAGACTAGATACTCACAATGTTCTTGCCACCATGAGTTCCAATCTTTGTAATTTTTCTTATCTGGTTTAACAATACTATGGTCTATTAAGCTATAATCATCTTCCATTAGTATAGTTTATTAGAGTAAGTAGCTTTACCAAATCCTCGTAAGGCTTTACCACCACCTCTACGGAATACAGTTTTCTTTTTAACTGGTTTCTTTAAAGAACCACCATGCTTTTTTTCTATCCTAAAACCTTCACCACCTTTAATTAATCCTTCAATCTCATCAAGCTGTTCTTTAGTTGCATCTTTCCCTCTCATAAGATTCCAATTAACTGAACCAGTACCACCTGATCCTTTATCCTGTTGTTCTTCTATTTCAGCAGGAGTCCATTCCTTCGTACTATGTTCTTCTCTACCTTTTCTAGCACCGAAAGGATGAGCTACTTTTCTTTCTCTTTTAGAACCTTCAACAGGTATTGTTATCTTTTGTGTTCCTGCACTTGTAGAACCAGTACTTCCAATTCTAGCTTGACTATGCGCTATTCTATCTCTCTTCTGATCTTCTATTAAGTCTTCTAATTCTTTCTTTTCCTTTGCAGTTAATGGAACTTCTTTTTCTTTCTTTGTCTTTTTACCAGTAACTGTTTTATCTTTTTTTCTATCTGTCTGTTTAATTGCTTTCTCGGCAGCAATAACAAATTTTGGTCTAGATGTAAAAGTAGATTTTTTAAAAGCATCAGTTATAACTTTATTATCAGCTTTTGATTTACGACCTACCTTTGTAATTGCTTTCTTAAGAGATGTAGTAATTGCACCAAGTATTGCCATAATTAACCTCCTGTCTGACCGTAGTTTCCTACGTTCTTACCTTGAGTTGTTTTGAAAGATTCACCTTTTTCATAAGACTCATTACTTACAGCTTCGATTGGTCCTTGTACACTTGGTCCTTTACGGGCAGCACCGAAGCCCTGTCCCGTTGGTCTACCAAGTACCTTATCCAGATCTACTGGAGTAGGAATTTGTGCTATCGGTCCACCCATTTAACTTCTCCTTTTATCTTTACTATTTAATGCAATAGCAATAGCTTGTTTACGATTAGTAACTCTTTTACCAGAACTACT